CTCCAACTATCTACAGCCTGTGCTACAAATATTAATTTTTGATAAGGGTTATCATTTTTAATATCTTCAAGTTCTCTAATTCTTTCTTTTAGCTCTGACTTTTCTTGAAGCAAAGCCATAAACTTTTGAAGGTCTATTTCTACCTCATTCCTATCCATGTCTCCACTAAAACCACCCATTCCCATGTTGTTGTTCACACTATCTCCTTTTTATTTTTTAACTAAGCTGCCACCGAAGTACATGCCTATGATTGCTGATACAAGGTTTGTATCTAGTTGTGTTATTACCAAGCCTTGAAAAGTTACCCATTCAAATACTTCTCTACCGTCTGTAAAGAACAGAAATCCCGGATGAAACAATGTATACCCTACGGTTACATCTACATCAGGATAATATACTGCTACTAGTTTAGGTAGTATAACGATTGCAAAGATTGATGAAAGTGCAATGATACGTCTTGTCCATTGAAATCCTACATTCTCTACATTCCGTGCAGCATCTACTGCTTTGAGTTGAAACTCACCACGAGTAATCAACATCTTTTGCTCATCTTGTTTAGCCTTTAATCTTTGTGACCATAGACTTAATAAACTACTAATCAAAGTAGAGCCGAGCATTGTTATAATTTCAAATGGAAACATATTAATCTAGTGTTAAAGTTGATTCAAGTAATTCATTTACAGAGTCTATAAGATATTCAGGTATATCTGTACCTAATATATCATCTTCACTGTAAGCAATCATATAAGATTCTAATAGGTCTTCGTATAAAGGTCTAAAATCTTCACGTTGAACCCAAGGCTCATGACATTTTGTACGAGCTTTACAGTCTATTCGATATGCAACGTCTAATTGCTTTTCTGTATAAAGTAACATTATTGGGCAAGGACAACCTGCTGTAGCTCTAAGCTACGTCTGCCGACCTGATAAAACCATCTACTATCTTGCATTTGCCTAGCCATTTCTTGCCAGTCATTTTGACGACAAGCCTGTAGCATGTTACGAAACTTTGAAAGTCTTGAACCACCTAAGTTAAAACACATATTAACTAATACACGTTGTATATCATCAGGTAAATTATTAAAAGCTTGTTCGTCTCCAAAGACATGTACAGCTTCACGATAATGATTATAAAAATCTTTTTCGTAATAAGCATCTACTACTGATTGTGGTACAGGTGTACCGATATCCCAGTTGTATTCAGGGTCTTGTGGTTGACATAGGTGACCAACTCCTAAAGTCTTATAACCTAAACTGTCGTTATAAATTTCTAGGACTTCGCCCTCGTGTCTTTTGATTTCTGCTTTACATAAGTCTATGTTCATTTTAATCCTAAACTTTTCATTTGAGTTTCTAAAGCTCTATCTTCTTCATCTTGAACAGATTCTGATGTAGCATTAAATGGTTCTTTAGTAACTCTACTTATCATTTCATCTGGTTCATCTTTAACATTAGGTACATTTTTAACTATACCACCTTTTGAAAAACTACCTAATGATGATCTTCCGGTATTTAAAGCCGGAGAAGATGAACTTCTTACTGAACTTCTTAAGTCTTTTTTAAATCCTTCACCTAAAACTAAATCATAAGCTGAGTATCCCGGTAAGTTTGTTACTATCATTTCAGGCACGTTTTTTCTATATAAAATACCATCAACAGCATCTTGAAATAAAGGACCAGAAAAAGCTTTTAAAGTTGCTGTATAAGCTCCCACATTTCTATCGTATTCATTAGACCATCTAGATTGATAATCAAATGGACCAAAACCACCCCAACGTCTAATACCTTCAAGAATTAACTCACCTTCGTCTTTAGACATACCAGTTTCATAGTCTTTTAAGTTTGCTCCATTACTTCTAATTGTATTACCAACGTGAGCAACTGCAGTCATTAATAAAACTGTTGGTAAAGCTTTAGGTATACTTTGCATTGGACTGTTTACAGCTTCATTTGAAAATCTTTTTAAGATTGTATTGTTAAAGACTGTTGGATATCCTGCAAACTGTACTAACAATTGTGCTGCTGGATGAGAAAACCATAAAGGTCTATTAGCTTCTGCAGTACTTGGGTTTAAAATAATTTCTTTGGTAAACCTATTAGCTCCTGATGTTAAATCTTCTTTGTAAAAATTTTGAGCTTTTGCAATTCTATTATTAAACTTACCATTTTTTAATGATCCTCGATACCAAGTAACAGCTTCGTCTGCATTAACCCCTAAATCATTAAGTTGTTGAGTTAAATATTTTCTATTACTTTTACTTAAATTACCTTCAGATAAACGTTGAGCATTTGTTTTAATAAGTCTTTTACCAGTAGTAAACGAAGCTAACTGAACTGCTTTAGTCCACTGAGTTAAAAGATTAACTTTAAAAAACGCAGCTTGTCCATTCTTAGCCCATGAACCATACATACCTTCACCAGCCAAACCTTCTATTCTTTCTTGAACTGCTTGTTCTAAAGCTAGTCCAGTCTTGTATAGTTCTCCCCAAGTATCATCATCCATTGTATCAAATATAGATGCACCTTTTTTTTGTGAAGGCATTCCTATATCTTTAACACCTGTAGTTTTTTTACCAGCAGCACGTTGTATAAATTTAAAACTTCTGTCAATAACACTGTTACCTTCTTTAACAAGAGCACTTGCAATATCTTTTATAACTCCGGGCGAGTCTTTTAAACCTGCTCGACTTAAAAGTAAAAGAGGTTCAGTTACACTAGACAAAGTAGCAAAAGGTAAATGAGCCATTTGTTGAGATAGTTTACCCCAATCAGCCATTCCCCTTGCAAATCTATTTTTCTTTAAAGTACTTTGAGAATATTGTTCTAAGCCTGTTACTTTTTTATATGTATCTTCAACTTTTTCAATTACTTTTTTAATTTCAGTATCTTTCATTCCAGATTTTCTTAACTCTTCACGCATAGGAATAATAGTGTTTGTATTAAATTGAGAAAAAGTTTTACCAAAATATTTAGACCTAGCAATAGCTTGACCAGTATTTGTAAAATAAGTTTCTAAAATTTGCTGTACATCGTCTTCAAGAAACTCAGCAATATCTTCATCTTTAATATTTCTAAATCTTCTTTCTTGTAAAAATCCTTTAGCGTTATCTGCTTGTCCTTTAGATCGTAATTCAAAAGGTGTCCAACGATATTCAAGCATATCATCTACAATTTTTTCAGCTTTTGCTTCTCTAGCTATTTGAAGTTGTTCGGGTGTAGCATCTTCTAGCCTATAAATTACTTGTTTACTTTTACCTTTACCGACTGTAGTTCCTTTAACTCCAGCTTGTTTTAAAAAATTTATTCCAAAAATTTCTTCGTCAATACCTTTAGAATCTTTTAAAAATCCTTTACGAAGTTCATCTGTTGTTTCTTCAATAATATTAACAGAAGGAATATCATTTAAAGGATCAGCATGTCCTGATTTTATTAAAATCCTTTGAAACTCAGTTTGTTTTTTTTCAAGAACATCGTATTTAAAAAGTCTTGGAAAGTATCCAGCAACATTACGTACTCCCGGTCCAAACAAATCATAAGCAGTAGCATCATCAAACGCTTTATCTAAAGTTTCTCTAATACCTTTATATGCAGTTACAAGAGATTTTTCATATTCAGAAGCTACTTCGTCTATATTTTTTAAAGATAAGGTTTTATCTTGTAACATTTTAACTAATTTTTTATTTTGTTTAGGGTCTAGTCGTGCTCTCCACCCGACTCTATATAAAACATTTAAACTTTTTGCTAATCCATATTGATATTTACCTATAGTTTCACCCATAAACAATCCAAAAGACTTACGTTTAACACCTTCTTCCCCTTGACTTGTTAATGTTGTATCATAATCATATCGTAAATCTTTTAAAAACTGTTTAAGTTTTGGAGATTTATCAACATAACCTTGAAACCATGCAGTAGGTTTACCAAATGTATTAGCTATCAACACATTCAATTTATTTTTAGAAGATGCTAAAACTATTTCAAGTTTTGAATCTTCAACAACTTCTTTTCTAGTTTGTGAAGAAGCTACATCATCAATAAGATTTTCATTAGTATGTTTAAACTCTTTAGTTAAATATCTATTACCATACAAACCTAATCCACCACCAATAGCCCCACCAATTAAACCACCAAACGCACCACCGGCTACTGTCATACCAGCTATAGAACCTAAATCATATTCATCTCTCATACCAAGATCAACATCAATGTCTTGTACAAAAAATTCATGTGGTCCAGCCCAAGCCATACCTTCAGCAGCCCCAAACAATGCACTTTTCTTACCAGCTCTAACAGCTTTAGCTTGTTTTAACGCTGCTCGTTTTGACAATTGAGAAGCTGTAAGTTTTTTAACTCCTACATTAGCAGCTTGTAAAGCTCCACGAGCACCTATACTACCACCTAATGTAGGTGCAGCAAAAATACCAGCCAATATATT